TCCAAAAATGGGAGGTTATATGCCGACCGACATCTTTAATCTAATCTGGGACGCGCTGGGCCGGTTTGTTTTCTGGCTCATCTCGTCTTCAGGGCAGATTATTTGACGTCTGGGCTAGCTACCGAAAGGTAGCTAGCCCTCAGCTATAACCCTCCATTCAAGTAGAGGGTCTCTTTGTTCGTATTTATCTCAACCCATGGAGGTGACTATGGACCAGATGCACACTCGTAAACTCCTACTCGGAGAATACAGTGCGTTCCTCCAAATCCTCGACCAGAGAGGAGTGGCTTTCGAGCCACCCTTCACTGACGCGGAATTGGCGAAGCTGCCTATACCAGATCTTAAAGTTCTGGTTCAGCAGGTTCGGGACCTCAGTCGTACTCCTTCGGGAAATAGATAAGTCGAACCGTTCGCCTCCGATCATCGGAGGACCCTACAACCGTAAGATGAGGAGACATGAATGCTGCTTCTTGAGCAACTCAAAGAGTGGTGGAACGAAGAGAAATCTTCGATCCTTTACGCTTTGGTTATTGGTCAATTAGTGGCAGTCTTTGTCTACCTTATCTTTGCCGTGTTTTATACGGTGACTCTAACGGTTATAGGCCTCAACAGCGTCGAGGTTTGGTGTTTGCATGGGAGTTACTTCCATGCTTAAGATTAATCCCACTCCAAAAATCGCCGCAGTTCCTGAGCTCTCTGCCTTGTTGAACAGAGAAGGCCCAGATCGCCGCGCTCGGGTAATGGACGGAGAGTTTGGTTCGCTTTCTATTTTCAGTGAAGGAAGGCTGGCATGGTCCTCCGGGGAGAGGGATTTATCCCTCTCTCCGGTTTTTGACCCGCCCGTCATCCATCACCGTGATGGGAAGCGTCTCAATGTTCTCTTTACATATACCCGGATTAAACGCGGCAAGGCCTTTAGCACAGTCGTAAAGGTCCGAGACACTAAGCTAGTCACCTTACCAGGTGGCAAAATTAAGGTCTCGTTCCCTCAGAATCCGAGGGTAAGGACTATCCCCCCCACAAGGGGAGATAAGCCAAAGCCCAAAGGTTCTAAGACTTCTGTGCGGAGCCCGTCGCCTGTGCGTATCGCACGGCAACGAGTTGCTGGTGTTATGAAACCTAAACCAGCGCGGCCTACTTTGGCTCCAAGAGCTAATACGCTTCGTCCCAATGAGTCTCAGAACATTCCTTCCGTCGAGTTTTACGAGCTCGAAAGTGGCAAGCCTAATCATACCTATTCGGTTGATCAGGTTGTCGCTTCCAAGTTTCGTTATTCTCGCTCTTGGACGGGTGTTCGGACTCCTAGGTTCAAGGCGTTGAAGCCGTCGCAGTATCCGGTTAATCCGCATACCGTGACAATCTTGGACGTTGAAGCCGATGGTCCCCTTATGGAAATCAGTGATCAACGACATGTTGATAACGGATATTCATCGGGGATCTTTGCCTTCACAAAAAAGTATGCTGCACCTGCCGGGCCAAGTCATCTTCCTTTGGCTCGTAATAACACGATTAGGAGTCTCATTAACAAAGCCCAACTCGGGGCCCAAGCGGGTCTCGGGGAGGACATTGCTCAAGTGAGACAGACTTTAAGTATGATTAGTGGCGGTGCCACTAAGATATACAAGTCTATGAAAGCTCTCAAACAAGGTAACCTTGTTGGAGCTGCTAACTTCCTATTCGCGGGGCAACCCCATAGATTCCCGAACGGGAAAGGTCCCTCCCTTACAAAGAGCCT